GCGAGGGCGCGCTGCTGGCACTCGCGCATATGGTTCTGCGCGCCTCTCAGGTCTTCCGGCTCCGGGTCATGGGACGCGACGTCCCGCGGCTCGATCCCCACTCTCGGCTGTCCCTGAAATGGCCGCGATGGTACCCGCCGACCGCGGAAGATCGCCAGCGCGATGCGCAAACGCTGAGTACGCTCGCCAACGCCGGCCAGATCAGCCGGGAGTCGGCGGTGAAGGCCATCGCCGACACGTACGACATCGAGGACGTGTCGCAAGAGCTGGCGCGCATCGCCGCCAATCGCAAGACCACCAGGAAGAACTGATGTCAGACACTGCCCAATCGACCGACCAGTCCACGGACCCCATCGCCGAGCTGCGCGAGCACGCGGAGGCGCTCGAACGCCGGCTGAGCGAGGTGACGCAGCAGGCGGACGCACGCCTCATTCGCGCCGAGCTGAAAGCCGAGGCGTTGCATGCCGGCATGGTCGACCTCGATGGCCTGAAGCTGATCGACGCAGCGGACTTGAAGCTGCTGCCCAGCGGCGAGGTCGAAGGCGCGGCGGAGCTGATGACCAGGTTGAAACGCGCCAAGCCCTGGCTGTTCGGCGGCAAATCGTCTTCCAGCCACGCCACGCCGCCTCCAGCGCAACCGCCGCGTCAAAAGCTGGCCACGGAAATGACCGACGACGAATACCGCACCGCCCGAGCCGCCTTGCTCAAACACCGACCCTGAACGCCGCACGTTCGAACAATCACACGCCATATCAAGGAATCGTTGAATGGGCATCCAGAATTTTCCCGCAGCCTTGCAGCCGATCATCCAGCAAGGATTCCTGCAGCGGGAGTTCCAGCAGGCGCTACGCTCGCGGATCGGCTATCGCGCCTGCGCCGATCGCGAACAAATTCCGGCAGGCATCGGCGAGACCCTCACCAAGACCCGTGCCGGGTTGAAGCCCACAGTCACGACGCCACTGCCGCCTAACACCAACACGAACCTCGATAACGGCCTTACCCCGGCGGGCTGGGGCGTCGAGCAGTATACGCTGACGATCAACCATTACGCCGCGACCACCGACCTGAACATGGTCACCAATCTCGTCGGCATCGCTTCGCAATTTCTACAGAATGCCTATGTCAACGGCGAGCAGGCTTCACGGAGCCTCGACGAGCTGGCGCGCAACGCTCTGTTCAACTCTTACTTCGGCGGTAATACCCGGGTTCGCGTTACGCTCACAGCCGCAGGACCGGCTATCTCGGTCGATGACATTCGCGGGTTCCAGACGGCGTTCGTTAACGGCGTGCAGCAGGCGGTGAGCAGCTCCAACCCACTGACCGTGACTGTTGGATCGAACGCCTACTCCCTGGTGGGCGCGGCGGCCGATACGACCAACGTCTCGACCGCGCCGAATGGTGTCTCCGGCGTCTTCACCTTTGCGACCAATGTCACCGTCGCCGATGGCACGCTGGGCAATTCCGTGCAGGCGTCCAACGCGTCGGTGATCGTCAGGCCATCCGCTCGCGGTAATACGTTGCAGCTTGCGGCGGGTGATACGCTCACCATGTCCTGCCTCCTGGATGCCGTCGCCAAGCTCCGGCAGAATGCCGTCCCTGATATCGGGGGGCTTTACAACTGCTATCTCGACCCGGTTTCAGCGCGACAGCTTTTCGCTGACCCGGACTTCAAGCAGTTGTTCCAGGGTGCAAGCTCGGCGAACCAGGTGTTCCGCCAGGGCATGACCAATGATTTCCTCGGGCTTCGGTTCGTTCCGACCACGGAGGCCTTTGTCCTGCCGCACCCGACGCTAAGCAACCTGAATGTCCGGCGGCCGATCATTTGTGGCCAGGGCGCGCTGATCGAGGGCGACTTCGCCGGCATGGCGCACGAAGACGTGGCGCCGAAGGACTCGATCGTCACAATGGTCGATGGCATCGCCATGGTGACCCGCGAGCCGATCGACCGGCTGCAACAGATCATCGCCCAGTCCTGGTATTGGATCGGCGGGTTCTGCACGCCGTCCGACACGACGACCAATCCCACCACCATACCAACAGCAACGAACGCCGCCTTCAAGCGGGCGGTGATGGTCGAGCACATCGGCTGACGAAGGGGGACGGAACAGACATGGCCATTGGTTCCATCACGCCGTTCCGTCCCACCGGAACGGCTTCTCTCAGCGCCGGCACGACGTCATCGAACGTCGCGCTGGCGGGCGGCGGCGAATCGGTGGTGGTGACGAACACCGCCACTTCGCTCGCCTACGTCCGTTTCGGAGCAGACCAGACGGTCGCCGCCACCAACGCCGACATGCCGGTGCTGCCGAACACCCGCGTGATGCTATCGGTGAACAGTCTCATCGCCTACGCCGCAGCAATTCTTACCACTGGCAGCGGCACGGTCCTGTTCAGCCGCGGCGACGGGTCGTTCCTGTGAACCCGCTGACCGACGCTGAAAAGACCGATATCCGGCGCTTCTGCGGGTACCCGGCCTATGGTGCGGCCGGGGTCTCGCTGCAGAGCTGGCGCTTCTACCAGGCTTACGGGCTGCTGGAGTTCCGCATGACCAACCTATCGGACTCCGAGTTGGCGATCGCGCGGCGCTATCTCGGGTCGTTGACGTTGCTTGAGTTTGCCGTTCCCCGGTCGGGCGAGAACCTCGACACCGACCAGGCGGCGGTCTGGACCCGCAACGCCAATGAACCGCGCGACCGGCTGCGGCTGTTCACCGAGTGGTGCCGCCGCCTGTGCGGGTTCCTGGGCGTGCCGCCAGGCCCCGCTTTGGCCGACAATGGTCTGGTCCTGGTGGTCTGACATGCAACCGGCAGCTTTGCAGGACCGAATCCGCTGGGGGATGAACACGGCGGCCCGCAAGATCGGCGCGTCGACCGACGCGTATCGGCCATCGGGCGCGAGCACGCCGCTCGACCCGGTGAACCGTTTTCTTCGCCTTCCGGCAGCCTTCAGCGGGATCGACGGGAATTTCGGACGCCCCGTCGGCTACGGCTCTTCACTGTGGCACGGCTTTTTCGATGCAGCCTATACGCGACCGGGCGACTATCTGGTCCAGGGTCGCGACGTATGGTTCGTCGTGGCGCAACAGCGGCTGCTTCCGGTGCTCTGTGTCCAGACGAACCGGGTCATATCCTTCAGCCGGCCCCCCGCACCAACCAGCGCCGGCGTGAACAGCTATGGGGGCATGGTTCCAAGTGCGAACGTTCCGCTGCTGACGAACTGGCCGGCGAGCGTGCTCGGCGCGTCGGGCGCGGGTCATCCCGAAGCCGACCTGCCGGGAGACTCGACCGTTCCCTACTGGACGATTCTGCTTCCCGCCTGGCCCGGCGTCGTATTGCAGCCCGCAGATCTGCTGACGGACGATCTGGGCAGGAACGCCACGGTCTCCGCTGCCGAACTGACGGACCTCGGCTGGCGCGTGACCGCCAAGCAGGCCGCCAACTGATGGCGGATCAATCCGATGTCGAGAACGCGCTCGTCACGATCATCGCGGGCGCACTCTATCCGAACGGAACCGGTAGCCCGAGCGTTCCGGGACCTGACTGCCGGGTCTATCGCGGCTGGCCGCTGCCGGCGGCGCTCGATGCCGATTTGGCCGCTGGCCGCATCAACGTGACCGTGTTTCCTTCAGGCGGCGCGGGACGAAACACAACACGCTATGCAGAACAATGGACGGCAACGCCGCAGCAGCCGACGCTGACGGCGAGCGTCGCAGGCAACACGATCGACTTCGGCGGAACCGCCGACCCAGGCCAGCTAGCCGGCGTGCTGGCGGATCAGCATAGCTACGTGTATCGGACACAGGCTGGCGACACGCCGGCGCTCGTCGCAGCGAACCTCGCCGTACTGGTCCGTGCGGACTTCATTGTCCAGCAATCAGCGTCGAGCCTGACCATACCCGGTGCGGGCGATTTGCTGGCACGCGTGGTGGCCGACGCCTCGGCAACGCAGGAAGTCCGGCGCCAGCGCCAAATCTTCCGGGTCACCTGCTGGTGTCCCACACCGCCTGCGCGCGACGCGACTGCTTCCGCAATCGACCAGGCGATGGCCGGGATGCGGTTCATGCCGCTGGCGGATGGCACCAACGCCTGGGTCCGCTATGCCGGGACCACCGTGTTCGACCAATCGCAGGACGCCCTGCTCTATCGCCGCGATCTGTTGTACTCGGCTGAATACGCAACCACGCTCACCGAGATGCAAACAAGCATGCTGTTCGGCAACCTTCTGGTCAACGCCGCAAGCTTCATCGCCTGAACATCGGAGCCCACCATGGATATTCATCTGGTTGTCGTGCGGCCGTTCGCCGGCTTCGCGCGTGGCGATCTCGTGAGCGATCCCGCTCGCGTTGCCGAGATCCTGAAGGGCGAGCACGCCCACGCTGTCGTCCGCGTCGTATCGCCCGCCAAGCAGGGGGCCTGAGCAGCATGCCGATCGTTCAGCAGGGCAGCATCAACACCACGTCCCTTGTGGTCCCTGACCTCTACGTCCAGATCGTTCCGCCGCAGAGCCTGGTTCTGAACGGCGTTCCGACCAACGTTGTCGGGGTGGTCGGAACGGCAAGCTGGGGACCCATCGGCCAGCCTGTGATCGTCGCGACCATGGCCGACTACGCGCAGAGCTTCGGGCCGGTCGTGGCTCGCAAATACGACATGGGAACACAGGTCGCAACCGCCGTGCAGCAAGGGGCGCAGGATTTTCGCTGCGTCCGCGTGACCGATGGCACGGACACTGCAGCGCAGACCGTGTTTCCCGGCACGACCGTCACCTTCACCGCACTGTACACCGGTTCCCTCGGCAACCAGGTGACGCTGTCGCTCGCCATCGGTTCGAAGGCGAACACCTGGCGGCTCACCATCTCGCTGCCGGGGCTGCAGCCGGAGGTGTACGACAATATCGGCGGCACCGGCGCGACGTTCTGGATTGCGCTTGCGGCCGCGGTCAACCAAGGCCAGGGGCCGCAACGCGGTCCCTCGCAGCTCGTGGCGGCAAGCGCCGGCGGGGCGACGGCAACCCCGGGCGCATGCTCGTTTTCCCTCGGCGGCGGCAATGCCGGCAGCGATGGGGCAAACGGGGCGACCGTCACGCTTCTGGTGGGCAACGACGTGCTGCCGCGGACGGGCATGTACGCGCTGCGTGGCCAGGGATGCGGCATCGCGCTGCTGGCCGACGCGGACGATCCGCAACACTGGACGGACCAGGCAGGTTTCGGGTTGCAGGAGGGTATCTACGTGATCCTGACTGGCCCGGCCGGTGACACAATACAGAACGCCGTCGCCGTGAAGCAGCAGGCCGGCCTGGATAGTTACGCCGCGAAGCTGATGTTCGGCGACTGGCTATGGTGGTCGGACCAGGTCAATGCGACAGTACGACTGGTTTCGCCGCAGGGCTTTGCGGCGGGCAGGCTGGCGAATCTGTCTCCCGAGCAATCCAGCCTCAACAAGCCGTTGTATGGCATTATCGGCAGCCAAAAGTCCGGAACGCCCGGATCGGGGCAGAACAATTCCTATTCCAGCGCCGACCTTGCGGTACTGCTCGGGGTCGGCATCGACGTGATCGCGAACCCCCAGCCGGGCGGATATTACTGGGGTGTCCGCGGGGGGCACAACTCCTCCTCGGACGCGGCGACAAACGGCGACAACTACACAAGGCTGACGAACTACATTGCCGCGACATTGGCCGCCGGCATGGGAAGCTACGTTGGCCAGGTCATCAACGCCGATCTGTTCCGCCAGATCCGGGCCACGCAGATGGCGTTCCTGCAGAACATGCTGTCACAAGGGCTGCTGGGCAGCACGGACGGGACCCTGCCGTTCAACGTCATCTGCGATATCTCCAACAACCCATCGAGCCGCACCGGACTGGGCTACGTCCAGTCCGACGCCCAGGTCCAGTATCAGTCGATCAACGAAAAATTCATCGTCAATATCGAGGGCGGCCAGACCGTCCAGGTATCCCGCCAGACGCTGCCCGGCGGCCAGACTTCTTAAGGAGCAATCGGCATGTCACTCACGACGTTTTCCGTCGGCCGCGACACGCAGTTGGTCGTCATGGGGCCTTCCGGCCGTGTCGATCTGAACCATGTCACGGGATTCGAGAGCCGCCAGCTCACGCATTCGATTCGCGTGAGCCGGCTCGACGGCACGCAGGTCGGCACCGAGCTGCCCCGAGGATGGGAGGGCAGCTTCGAGATCGAGCGCGGCAATTCCGCCGCGGACGACTTCATCGCCAGCATGGAGCAGCAGTTCTTCACTGGCGGGCCGGCGACACCGGGCACGATGTACCAATACGTCAGCGAGACCGACGGCTCGACGTCCACCTACCAGTACGATAACGTCACGTTCCGGCTGGCCAGCGCCGGACTTTGGAAAGGCGACGCCAGCGTCAAGCAGAAGCTGGAGTACTTCGCGACCAGGCGGCGCCGCGTATGATCACTTTGTCGGAGATCGCGCTGACATCCGCGGCTGACGGCCTGACGCTGACCACGAGCGATGGACGCAGGCTGACGTTGCGCCGCCTGACCGCGCTCGACAAGCTGCGCCTGTTCAAGGCGGCTGGACCTGCGTTGTCCCAGAACCAGCCCTGGCTGGGGATGGCGATGTTGGCAAGTTCCGTGACGGCTATAGACGACGTGCCGATCCCGCCGCCAACGAACGAGCCGCAGATCGAGGCGATGGTCGCCCGGCTCGGCGACAGCGGGATTACCGCGGTCGCCGAAGCCTTCCAGCATTTGGGCGAGGCCGCCGGCGCGGCCCTCGTTGTCAACGCGGGAAACTCGCGCGGCACCCCGACCTGATCGACTGTCTGTATCTGGTCAGGAACGGGGTGCCGTTCGACATCGCCTTCAGTCTTCCCGGGGACGAACGCCTCGCCTTCGTGGTGGTGATGGGCACCCTCGATGGCCGCACGTTCGACTGGGACCGCCTCGCATGGAAGGATGATCCGTGATCTCGATATCCGGTTTGCGAGACCTCACGCAACGCCTTTCCGCCCTGGATCTCGTCGGCGCGCGAGCCGGCGCGCTGGCAGAGGCCGCCGAAGTCATCGAACAGTCGCTGACGTCAGAAGGGACGGGCAAACACTCGCTTGGCATAACGATCGAAGCAGACCGTGCTGTGATCGGGACCGCCGACCCGGCCGCTGCGGACGTGGAGTTGGGGTCTCGGGCCACGCTCCCTCGTCCGTTCTGGAGCCAGGCGGCACAGGTCGCCTGTGACGATGCCGCGGACATTGTGGCTGCGCACTTCGTCGCTGCACTGAGAGGCGAATGACATGATCGACGCCTACACCATCGGCATTACGCTCGCACTTGATGACGGTGTCTCGTCCGGCATCGCGGCCATCCGCAAGGAGCTGATGCTGCTGGATGGCGCCGTCAAGAGTGCCGCCAGCGCCATGTCCGGCATGCATGCCCTCGCCGGGGTCGCTGACTGGACAAGGTTCGGCGACATCCCGGCCAAGAGTCTTGCCCGCCCGGTTTCAACAGCCGTGCCTGTCGCGGCCGACACGCTTCAGGCGTTAGAGCCGGCGGTTCCGCCAGTCCAGTCATCTTCAGCCGCACCGACGCCGGAATGGCCAGCGGATTGTGTGCGCCCGTTCACCCCGATGTCGATGCCCGCGACCGCCGAGGTCACTGTCCGGCCTGCACCAGTGTTCGTCGGGATCACGCCTCCGCCCGCCACCGTTCGGCCTGACGCACCGCCGTCACGCAAGACGGCGCAAGTGGTTTCGGCACTGCCTGTGGCTGCGGCGCCGACGGTGCCTCCGCCACCGCCGCGGGCAGAAGCGCCGTCCGCTCCGGCAGCCGTTCTGCCAGAAAAGTTGGCCGTACTGGCGAGTCGCATACTGCCCGAGCGCCTTGCAGGCACGAGCGTCCCGCCACTGCAGGCACCAGCCACGACAGCGCCGCAACGCGCTCCGCTACCGCCGCGGCCGGAGTTGCCTTTGGCCAGCATTCCAACCGTGTACCCTCAAGATCCACCGAGCGCGCCGTTCGCTGTTATCCAAACATCCGCTGCGATCGAGACGGGGATAGCAGCTCAGCAAGCCGCACCGTCGCCCACGCCAAAGTCCCGGGCAGCGCCGCCGCAGGACGCTCAGGATGACCGTCGTTCAGTCGAGCCGCCGCCCCTTCCCGATGCCGCACCACAGCTCGCCCAAGCCGACCTGTACATTGATGGCGCCGTGCTCGGACGCTGGGTGACCCGCCATCTTGAGCGGCAGTTGATCCGGCCGCCGTCCGGCATCGCGGCTGTCGATCCGCGGCTCACCCCTGGCTGGGCGGGGCCGGCGACGGGATTCTGAGTCAGGTCTGCACTCACGCTGCTGCGGTTGTGTCCGCCGAAAGCCGGGTACGCCGGTGCGAAAGGTCGCAATGTCAGACACCACGCTCGTTCTCGGCCCCGTTATCTTCCAGGATTTCGAGGTGCCCTCCGGCGTCGGCTTCGGCGGCCGGCAGCTTCTTGCCGTCCACCGCCTGGTTGGCGGCGCGCGCGTCATCGATTCGCTTGGCCGCGACGATGCCGCGATAACGTTCTGCGGCATCTTTTCCGGCACCGATGCCATGGCGCGGGCATGCGCAATCGACGCGTTGCGCGCGAGCGGTCTGCCCATACCGCTGACCTGGGATGTCGCCTTTTACACTGTCGTGGTCAGCCGTTTCCTGGCCGACTATCAGAATAGCTGGTGGATTCCGTTCCAGCTCTCCTGCACGGTCGTACGAGACGAAACCGCCGCATTGATCGATGCCGTCGCATCGCTGGCCGTCCTCGCCGTTGCGGACGTGGCTAACGCGGCAACGCTTGCATCGACCGCCGGCCTGGATCTGTCCGGCGCCCAAGCTGCAATCAGCGCTCCGCAAGCGACGGTGCAGCAAACCGGCGCCTACACCGCGGCCCAAGCGAGCCTCGCAGGCGCACAGACAAGCCTCGCCGGCGCAGTGCAGTCCTCGGAGACGACGATGAGCGGCCTTACCTTCAGCGGCAGCGGCTCGGCCGACGCTCGGATTGCGGCCCTGACGACTGCGACCGGGACGGCGCAGCAGCTTGCCAGCCTGGCGGCCGCTCAAGCCTATCTCGGCCGTGCCTCCGCCAATCTGGCTAGTGCGAGCACCTGAATCATGAAGACGATCACATTGGCTGGTGGAAACCTGTTCAAGATTGCCGCGAGGGAGCTTGGCGATGCGACGCAGTGGTTACGGATCGCGCAGTTGAACGGCCTGGCAGACCCCATGCTGTCCGGCGTCATGACCCTCCGCATCCCGGACG